AAGAGTATGACGTGCATCTTGATGAAAATCTGGTGAACTTCGACAAACACCCCCTGCATCATCCACTCTCCATCTACGACTCATTCTGCAGAGGAGTGGCGTGATGATGGAACTGCAACATCAACGACTGATGGCGCTCGCCGGGCAGTTGCAACTGGAAAGCCTTATAAGCGCAGCGCCTGCGCTGTCACAACAGGCAGTAGACCAGGAATGGAGTTATATGGACTTCCTGGAGCATCTGCTTCATGAAGAAAAACTGGCACGTCATCAACGTAAACAGGCGATGTATACCCGAATGGCAGCCTTCCCGGCGGTGAAAACGTTCGAAGAGTATGACTTCACATTCGCCACCGGAGCACCGCAGAAGCAACTCCAGTCGTTACGCTCACTCAGCTTCATAGAACGTAATGAAAATATCGTGTTACTGGGGCCATCAGGTGTGGGGAAAACCCATCTGGCAATAGCGATGGGCTATGAAGCAGTCCGTGCAGGTATCAAAGTTCGCTTCACAACAGCAGCAGATCTGTTACTTCAGTTATCTACGGCACAACGTCAGGGCCGTTATAAAACGACGCTTCAGCGTGGAGTAATGGCCCCCCGCCTGCTCATCATTGATGAAATAGGCTATCTGCCGTTCAGTCAGGAAGAAGCAAAGCTGTTCTTCCAGGTCATCGCTAAACGTTACGAAAAGAGCGCAATGATCCTGACATCCAATCTGCCGTTCGGGCAGTGGGATCAAACGTTCGCCGGTGATGCAGCACTGACCTCAGCGATGCTGGACCGTATCTTACACCACTCACATGTCGTTCAAATCAAAGGAGAAAGCTATCGACTCAGACAGAAACGAAAGGCCGGGGTTATAGCAGAAGCTAATCCTGAGTAAAACGGTGGATCAATATTGGGCCGTTGGTGGAGATATAAGTGGATCACTTTTCATCCGTCTGAGGGTAGGCATTGTGCGGATACTTTATTGACTGGCCTGGCGTCTGTCAGGGGCGGGAGAGCATCAACATGAGCATCAGAACCTACGCAGTGAATTGCAATGACGCATGGCTAAACACCGAAGGTGATGACATCTCCGGCTCATACGTTAAGTACAAAGACCATCAGGAAGTGGTTGCCGCTCTTGAGGCCAAGTGCGCGGCGCTGGCAGCGGAGAATGCGGGAATAAAGTCTGCAATTCCAGAATCACGGGATATTGAAGATGACAATGACAATATGGATGACGTATCTCTCGCGGAAGACTTCGGGTTCAATCATGCAATAGAACGGATGAGGAGACAGATACCTGAAACGCCAACCACTGATGCTTTCCTGGCTGAAGTCCGGGCGCAGGGGGTGGATGCTGCTATAGAAGCTGCAAAAAATCTGGTGGCCCAAGAATATGAGTATAAGGATTTCAAAGCGGCGCAGAGTGATTGCTGTATGTACCCTGGTTCAGACCTGGTAGGGAAGGTTGAAATGACTGAGTGGTTAGTTGACTTTGCTGCCCAGCTTCGCAAAGGAGGCAACCAGTGAGCGAAATTAATTACCAGGCACTGCGTGAGGTGGCGGAACGTGCAATTCCAGCAATGGAACGCCTGTTAATGTTGCCAGCTGATGATGACTTGTTAAGTGAACAGGAACTTAAAGATTACGGTGTGGATATTGATGCGCTCAACGCCTTCAAATTTCTGACCGGACCAGAAACCGTGCTGGCACTGCTGGATGAACGGGAAAGAAACCTGCAATACATCAAAAGCCGCGATCAGGAGAACGAGGATATTGCGCTAACGGTAGGGAAGCTGCGCGTTGAGCTTGAAGCAGAAAAACAGCGGGCAAAAGTTCTATTTATGGAAAATGCTCGGCTTAAGTCAGGCATAGCCGGTCTGATACACCTCGGTATTCGATATGCAGATGTTGAGGTCATGAAAATTGCTGGAGATGCCCAGCTTTCTACCCCATGCACTGACAGCATCATAAACAGCATTGCAACAGGCATTCGCATCAAAGGAGGTGAGTAATGCGTGTGGCATGTATCGGCTTGTTACCGTACCCGACTCGTTTTTGGGCTTCTGCGCTAATTGCAAAGCCACATGTCCTGATGGCTGACAACATCATCCCGGCACCAAAGCGCCGCCATACCGGTATTGCAGCGGCACGACGAGCAGCAAAGAGACGCAGGAGAGCAAAGCGATGAAAAACCGTAAGGCAAAACGACTTTTTTTACAGCGGCCTGTGCGTGTGGTGGAGCTGGTTATTAGCAACCATAAGATAGCGGTAATCCATCCATTATTTGGTCAGGTGGCTTTTGCCGCAAAGCGTAAGCCTACTGCGTCACAGAACAGGCGGAAGAAAGGGTACGCAGTAAGATGAAAAACCGTAAAGCAAAGATTCTGTTAGTTCGTAGAAACGCTCCTGGCGTCTGGCAGTGGGTGAGACTCAGCAACCGACGGATGGGGTTGATGAAATATTACGGGATGATGGATTGTGGTTTTTGCAAAAAGCCCAGCGCGGCGCAAAAACCGCTGGAAAAACCACTGTCGCATTAATAAGGAAAACTGATATGGCAACTTTGACAAAAAAAGAACAGGCATGGTTGAACGAATTACAGGACGTTCTTGATCGCTGCCCATCACCGAAAAAAATTGGTTTTTACACCATTGGCGATAAAAGCATTTACCTGTATGACCTGCGCCGCATGGATGAAATCATGGAGGCTCTTGATAATCGTTCGTCGATGGATTGGTGTGTTGCTGTCCATGATATGAATGCCGGATTTGATGAAAGGATTTTGTTCCCCTCATCAGTTGAAAGCACTGCGGGTTAAGGAGTAACACATGACCACTATTACCAGAGAACAGGCGCAGAAAATTATTGAAGCAGCCGATGAGGTTATTAGTGCGCTGACCGGAACTAATGAGGATGTTAACCCTGATAGCGATAACATGCTACGTCTGTGGGATGACCTGAATGACCGTCACGCGCCCCCTGAAGTTGTGCGTGAGCTGGCACGAATTGCACTGGCATCACTGGGAGCAGATCCAGTTAAACGAGTTAACTCAGATCAGATGCGCCGAGTCTGCTTAGAAGCTAATCGCCATTTAGATAAATATGACGCGATGGCGAAAGAGGTAAATAAGTTGCTTGGACGCATCGCCCCGCCAGCGCCGGTAGTGCCGGAAGAAGCAACTCCGGAAAACGTAGAAATGCTCTCTGGCTATGTTTCCACGTACAAATTAACCGATAGCGAGCGCGATATTGCTGCCGAAATATGGAACGCCTGCCGCGCCGCCATGCTTCAGTCCGGAAACTTTCGGGAAAACAAGAATTCGTCAACCAATAATTTTCGGGAAATCGCGGAAACGTCAACCAACTATCCGGTAATTCCTAGTGAGGTGTTGTCCGCAATCCAGAAGGTTGCCAAGATTCGTGCCGATTTCGATGATTTTGACGGTGACAGGCGAGGTATCGGTGATTGTCTGGATGAGGCCGAGCAAGAGCTTATCGTTACCATTAACAAATATGCCAGTCAGTTGGCAGCAGAACCGATAGCGACTAATGACGTTCGAGAGCAGCAGACAGCCGTTCCGCCAGTTCCGGAAATACAGGCTGATGTCGCGCAAGCAATTGAAAATCTCAAGCAGAAGTTAGTGGAATGCAATCGCTATAACTACTGCGCAGATGCAGTGAAGAACGTTGAGGATGCCAGTCGCGTCTTGGCACTCCAAAATCAAAATATGTCAGCGCCGATAACGCCGGAGGCCATTGAAAACGCAATTGAATACATCCGCAGTATCGCTTTTCACATCGATGAAGACGATTACCACGGCAAACATATTGCGTATTTCATGCGACAAGCATTGGCCTTGCTGGAAGGGCATTCATGCAGCAACGACAGACTGGGTAAAGCCGATAATCAACCAGTACGCGGCAACCAGGCTGCCGAATCCAATCGCGGTAATGAGTGGACCGGCAATCCTGATATTGATAACGCCATCATCATGCTCGATCGCATAGATACGCTGGAAAATTGCGATGATGACCGTATTGAGGCTGTTAAGGCCGTTTTGCGTAGACTGGCAGGCAACTATCCGGATATTCCGGATAGTTCGGTGCCAGCACCAGGAAAGGGCGTCACCGGTGAACGTATCCGAATTAAGCCGCATGTTTATCGCGAACTGGTTAACCGTCTCCACGATACAGCGATCAAGTGTGCTGGCACCCAGCAATTACGAGAAAGAATTAGCCGTGTTTTGGGCGACGTTATTACACCAGATCATCATAAACAAGCCGAGAAAAGTGGCCTGGAAAGGTGTCACCTTGAGGCGGCATTAAACATTAAGCCGGGGCATACGCTTGGCATTATTGATGCACTATTGGTTCATAAGATGGCCAGGGCTTTATTGCCGCTGGTGGCTGAAAAGCATGAGGCGGACCATGCCAACGAAAGCTGAATTACAGGTGCGCGTAGATGAGCTTGAAAAAGAGAACGCGAGCCTCAAAAAAATGCTGTCGCGGGCGGAAAGGGAATTATCAGGCAAATTATTGCCAGAAGAACTGCCACCAGCAGATATACCTGATCGAGTGTCCTGGTGGATGAAGTATTTCCGTGCACCGTGGGAGGCGTTTTGGTGCTACGACCATCGCAGATGGTGTGATGAACTTGATAGCAGTTTTCCCTACTTTGCGGAAGGGAACACCTGCCCTCAATGCAGGGGATAGCATTTGACGAAATCGATCACCCTATCCTGAACTTCAGAAAGAAGGTCTTTTTCACGCGCCAGGACGTCAGGATATTGACGTTCTGGCCTTATCAGATGCCGGAGCTTCCCATTAAGCAGAATGGCCTCAGAAAACACTTTTACGCTGTGCTTTATCCCCTCTGTTTCACTTTTCAGCGTCAAAATAAAGCGCAATTGCTTATTAGCCTGATTCGGATTCAATACACGAATTTGCAGTTCGTCTATGCTGTTTCGCAATGGGATTGATGCCACCACACTGGTGCAGTCTCTGATTGTCTGAATTGAACGGCTAACATTGAGAACGTTATTGTGCATGTGCCTGATCCACTAACTCCTGGAGGTTTCTTGTGTCAGATCGAAATATAGCAGCTAAAAGCCAGGAAGAGCGAGACAAGGTGAACGTAGACCTTGCCGCCAGCGGCGTTGCTTACAAAGAACGGCTGAATATACCTGTGATTGCAGAGCAGGTGGCCCGTGAGCAACCGGAAAACCTGCGCGCCTATTTCATGGAACGGCTACGGCACTACCGGCAGTTAAGCCTCCAGTTGCCAAAAGGGAGCGATCCGGTGTATCAGAACGAGGATGCACCAAAAAAATAACGGCAAGATGGGGGAGAAATGTGATTAGCCCCCAGCGTGGCGCGCCTACAAACCCCGCTTTCACAAACTATGCCTTTTCAATGTATGCTGTATGAATAAACAGTATCATTGAGGTAAAACGCTATGGGCTTCCCTTCTCCTGCGGCGGATTATGTTGAAAGCCGAATTTCTCTTGATCAGCAACTAATCAGGCATCCATCAGCAACCTACTTCATGCGGGCAGCTGATAGCCATCACCGTGAGGGAATATTGCAGGGTGCTTTGCTGGTGGTTGATTCCTCGCTTACTCCGGTTGAGGGTTCTCTGCTTGTGTGCGCTATGGAGGGTGAATATCGCATAAAGAGATACAGGAAGTATCCGCGCCAGCACCTGGAGGATTTAAGCACCGGGAAGAAAGAGGCGTTACCAGTAGATGACGATGGATACACGGGCAGTAATGCTGTTTTTGGTGTGATCACTCATGTCATCAATGATGCCCGAAGTGGGGAATTTGATGATTGTCCGGTTATTTAAGCTGCAAAGTGCTGGTGCTTTATGCCTGTGAAGTTTATAGTTGTGTACACATAACGAGTACACGAGGTGTTTATGCAATCCATTAACTTCCGTACCGCGCGTGGCAACCTTTCTGAAGTGCTCAACAATGTTGAAGCCGGGGAAGAGGTTGAAATCACCCGCAGAGGCCGTGAGCCAGCAGTAATTGTCAGCAAGGCTACTTTCGAAGCCTACAAAAAAGCGGCGCTGGATGCTGAATTTGCATCCCTGTTTGACACCCTGGACTCCACCAACAAGGAACTGGTTAACCGATAATGAGGCATATATCACCGGAAGAACTTATTGCGCTTCATGATGCGAATATAAACCGCTACGGCGGCCTGCCTGGCATGTCAGATCCGGGCAGGGCAGAGGCCATTATCGGGAGAGTCCAGGCCAGAGTTGTGTACGAAGAGATTACCGACCTTTTCGAAGTCTCCGCAACCTACCTGGTGGCTACTGCGAGAGGGCATATATTCAATGATGCCAATAAGCGTACCGCGCTAAACAGTGCGCTGCTATTTCTACGCCGTAACGGTATACAGGTATATGATTCTCCCGTGCTGGTGGAACTTGCGGTGGGGGCCGCAACTGGTGAAATCCCCGTATCTTCAGTAGCGGAAAAACTACGTGAATTATTTGGTTCCAATATTTGAAAAGAAGCCCGCTCAACCAGGCGGGCTTCCTACTATCACTCAATGATTTTTTCTGCTGTCAGCCAGCTAATTCGGTGATGTTTTTAGGCGTCAGCATCCTCCGCTACCTCTGCTTCAACATCAGCCACGGCTTCATCGGACGGTTCTTCTTTGGCCTGCTCTGCAATCGCCGCACGGCATTTCGCCCTGGCTGTAGCGATTGCTTCAGCTCGCACATCGTCTGGAATCGTTGACGTGATATACATATCCAGTTCTTCGGCACGGAATACTGTTTGGTCCAGATATTCGCGTAGCATCCAGGTAAATTCGAAATCACACGCGATAATCTCTGCGCTACCTTCTGCACCATTTGGGAAATGAATAAATGCCTGTTTAGCCAAACCGATAACACGACATGCGGTTGCCAAAACAGCGGCAACCAGGTTTACATTTTCACACGCTACGGGCTGATTAACGCCGGAGATTACTCCATTTAACTGTCGGTTATATGGAAGGTAGTTTGAGATGCGTTCTACGCGCCATGTGCCAGTCAGGCTGCCATTCTTAAAGATAATTGGTGTAACGGATAGCCCAAGCTCGCGTATAAGTCGTTGCGCTATAGCAGGATCATTAAACATGTCTAATGCTACACATTCGAAAGACTGTGCAAGGGTAAACAGTTCTTCCAGAGAGTAGTCTTTGCCCCTGGCGGTGATGTAACGATGAACGCCGCTTTCTGCATCACTCCATATAGCTACGCCATGCTCTTCATTCAGCTCTTCATTAAAGCCGAGATACGTCATGATAGTACGTTCAATCGTGTCAAACGGCAGTGACATGTCGGCGTTAACAGCCACCAGCAGGCCATTACGCAAGCGGTATTGAATTGCTTTAGTATTTTCCACGTTAAATCACTCCACTACAAACCAGTCACATGCCAGTAAGTCGCCTACAGAAGGCAACCACGGAACAACTACACCTTGTGCATTTTTTAAGGCGAAATAAGCACCATACGGAACGAGATCGCCGGGGAAATATCCCTTAATGGCTTCCATTCGTGCCGGGTACTGTCCTTCAGGAACCAGCCAGCAGAATTGGTTTTCGCCGTTCCACCCGCGCCGGGCAACTTTCTTGCCATCCTTCAGCCACATCAGCGCGTCAGAAAAGTCGGCTGCTTCAAGGTCGATTTCTTCTTGTAGAGTAGCGATACCGCCAGCAGAAATAGTTACGTCCCTGGCTGTAATGAATGTCACCCCATTGTGACCTTCAATGCTGAGCGATACCCCATTTTCGGAGGCGTCGTTAACCCGGCTATAGCATTTTTCAAATGCTTTCTCTGGCACATAGACCAGATAGCCATTTTCAGCAGTGACGAGATATCCTCCTATTTGCGGTCGGAATTTTTCCAAGAACACACCATCAACACGAAGCGTCATTCCTTTTGGCTCAACGACTTCGATACTGCCAAAAATGGGCGCATAAGCTTTGCCGACAATAACAATATCTTTGATTTTCGATGCCCGAATGATGCTGTGGCATTTGTATTTGGGGAACACCTGAAAAGTGCTGACCATAATCCTTCCTCTACTTAAAACTTTGCGTACTGAAGCGGTGTACGCTTGATTTCAACGCGGTCTTCCGATGTGCTACCAAAGCCACCGGCACCACGTTCCGTTTCGTTGAGTTCCTCAACCTCGACTAGTGAGACTTGTTCAACACGCTCAAAAATTCCTTGCATGACAGCCATTCCAGGCTTGAGACAAACGCCTTCCCCGCCGGGATCAGTAATCAGTTTTGCCATGATTTCACCGCGATAATCGGAGTCGATAATTCCTACGCAGTTAGCCAGGCGAGTATGTTTTTTGCAGCCCAATCCGGAACGCGGATAGAGTTTTAGACACCAGCCGGGCGGGATCTCCATAGCCAGTCCGGTGTACACCCACCAGCTTGAGGAAATTGCACCATTGCTATCGACACATGGTTTTATTTCAACAGCCTCAAAATCCATCGCCGCCGATCCGGAGGTGGCATAAGCTGGAAGTTTTGCTGCCGGATGTAGGCGTTTCACTTTTACGTAAATCATTGTTTTTTAGCTCTCTGCGTGAAGGTGTAAACCCGACGTTTGATATGTGGAACGGTAGGAACAGGAAGACAGGAACTTTCAATAACTCCTTGCTCCTCCAGCGATCGCACCGCCCGCAAGAACTGCGACGTGTCGCCACCAAACTGGCGGGCATAGGTGCTGCCGTTATGAAGTATTTGAGCTATTACCCGAGCTTTTGTCTGGCTGTCACGATATGCGAATAGCCGCACGGCCTCTTCTGGCGCAATCGCTAACTGATAGCCTTTCCCGGCACGGTGTCGAATGAATCCATGCGCCAGTAGGTTTTTGAGTTCGTTACGAGTGCGAACAGATCCGTAATCCAGGAAGTGTGGATTGATAATGACTGGCTTAAACCATTCCGTAGGTGCTTTAGCTAATAGAGCTAACAGCTTCCCGGACAATTCTGGATAGGAAGACGGGTAACAATTCAGAGATGTGTAATAAGTCTTCACCGACGCCCCCTTGCAGGATAGCGACCTGCATTAGTATCCGGTGCAATAAAGCCGGTAGTGGGGCGAGTGAAAGCGAGATTAATCTTCTCGACCATAGTGCGATAATTTTCCTGATAGTGGGCCAGGAGTTTTTCGGCGGCAATGATGGTTACTTTCCGGACGTAGCTTTCTGCTTCCTCCAGATTTCGCCAGTTTTTTTCGAGGGTAAACACAGGGACGGCCTCAAGCCCGGTCATGATGCCGAACACAACGACAGCATGACTGTTCTTAACACCAGCGGCGAAGGTTACGGTGTAACCATCCACCTTGAAGCGTCTTGATTCCGTGATTTTACTCTGCAAAGCACCCTCCTAAATAGGCGAGGGTACTTTACAGCAAAGGCGTTAATCTAAAAAGATGTGTTAGAAATTTAATTTACGAATCCATCAGGCGGCTATTAGCCCCCACAGACACGCCGCCACGGCGAAGATACCGCATAAGTGTTTCCGGTTTCTTCCAGGTTCCTTCCTGCATGATCTCCACCATAGACACCTGCTTTTCAGCCATATCAATAGCGGCCCCGACGCGTGCACTATGCCCGGTCCACGTCCGGTATCTTCCTTTGTTTGGCGTAGCATCTCTTTTATTCAGCAACACCCAGGCGTCGCTGAATATTTTCTCCATTGCAGGTGCAGTAAGGGGCGTTGTCGTGATCCTGGCCTTATTGCTACGGTGTATCGGCGGGAACAGCACTGCGTCAGGATGTTCGCGAAGCCCGGAAACATCCAGCCAGTCATTCAGCACAGCGGTAGTGCGACGGGAAAGCACCTTATCAAGCCCGGCGGCGGTCGTTATTGTCTTCGTGTGTGAAATATGTAGCGTGACAGTGTCACCTGTTTGGTCCAGATCTCCTACACGAATACGCGAGATTTCCGACATACGCATCAGCGTATTGTATGCAACAAAGAGAAAAGCCCGGTTGCGCAGGTCCACCAGCCGTTCTGACCTGGACAACAGGACGTCGAGCAGTTTCAGATCGTCCCACCGCAGCGGTATAGCCTGGCCTGTTCGTTCGCCTTTTTCAGTTGCCGCTTCGCGCCGGATGCGCCGCATAGCCAGAGAAACACTTTTATCATCCGAAAGTGGCGGAAGGCCACAATGCGAAAGCAGCATGTTCAGCATGGCGTAGTGCTTATCAATGGTGGTCGAAGCCAGATCGGCATCATGCAGCTGAAGAAAATACTCGCGGGCCATTTCTGGTGAGATCGGAAACCAGGCAAGCTGGCGAGCGTGACACCAGCGCGCCCAGGAATGAAACACCAAACGGAGGTCGCGCAGAGTATTCGGCGCATAAGCTCCCTGGTCATTCATGAACCGCATAAAGTTTTCTGCGGCTTCCTGGTACTCTTTGCCAATGTTGCGCAGAAAACCACCGGAACTGCCAGAGATAATTAATTCACTCATGAAACTATTTAACCTCTATATACAGATGACGCTACGCGAAAAATATAAAAATGACAGGGTAGCTATAAGTTAATTTTCAAGATTCAAGCCTTTGATTCGAGGCGCGTATTTTGAGTGATGTCAATACTGATCATCTACCCATGATTATAGCCTAACTTTAAATAATGCCAATTATTTAAAGTTATAAAATGCCGATTTTTTTAATCCATCATAGATTGATGATGACCAGTAACACGTTGCCTTCATGGTCTTTAATTTGCGAAGTGTGGTTTCTACGGTTGGTTTTCTAAAATTGATGACAAAAAATCACAGTTCGATCCTTTACTCACTCTGTTATTCGACATAAATTTGTCATAGTAATTTTATGTTAGAAAACTAAATCGAGTAGGAATAATGAGTAAGAAGTCGATCGAGAAAGAGTACAAACGGTTCCTGCAAACCGCTGAACGGTGGAAAGAGCTGGTGGTCGCAAACTCTGTTTTCCATGATACCAGTTATGCTGGCGAGGAATTCCGCCATGTTGCATTAACGCATGACCAAAACATATTAGAAGAAGCTGAAAAATGTCTTGCTGAATGGAAAGCCTTCGTTGACATGTGCCGCGATGCCGACGGCAAAGCGTCGAACATTGTTGAGTCTGTATATTCTCCGATCCCATTCATCATTGAGGACACCAATCAAAGCACGCATGTCGTTGTGCAAAGCGCTACAACAACACGTACATTTACACGTGAACAATTGCTAAAAAAATACGACAAAATCATAAAGAAAAGCCTTAAAAATAGGGTTTTTTCTCAAATCGTAGGTGATCTTGAAGAAGAACAGCGCTTCTTTGAAG